TCTTCAGTCATTTTATACTCCTTCGATATGCTTAGCATATTCTTCTAGCGGCACATTTAATCTTTTAGCTATTGCTACCTGACTTGGTGTGAGCTTGATTTTGCGTGATGATTTTTTACCACTAGCACCTCTGCTACTGGCAGCAACCTGTTGCACGGGGGCAGATTGCTCGTTAGAAAACTTGTGTGGAAAGGTTTCAGACATACGTTTGTCAACTTCAGAATAATAAGTGTCTGAAGTCGGGTCTACCCCGCCTTCGACTAACTCTTTATGTATTCCAAATGCTGCAAACGTCATTGCTTGGTCATCTCCGAACCATGTGTTTCGTTTTGCCCATTCCTCTGCTTTTGGATCAGGTCCAGCCGCCTGAGGTTGTAATGTGGGCGTATATCCCTCAACAGGAACTGCTTGAGATTGATTTTTCTCTCTAATCTGTTGCTGAGCTGATAATCTTCTAAGATTCTCTGCCTCCGCACTTACTCTAGAAAGTTTTTCAGTTGCTTCTACAACTGCTGCACTATCTCCTGCGTCTTGAGCTTCTTTTAAAAGCTGTTTTGCACCTGCTATTTCAGATTGTACTCTATTATCGTACTCTTTGAAAAGGGAAGAATCGGAATTCTTTAACTTTTCTTTTAAAGTAGTTGCTGTTTGATTAACGCTTTGAGCATAATTAACGGCTTCATCTCGCTGTCTTTCTGCTTCTCGCATTTTATAAGTTAGCTTATCAATACGTTTTTGTACTGATTCGCTTATTTGATCAAGCTCGTCTTTTGGTTGAGCTTCTTCTACAGGTTGTTCTTCTTCAACAACGACTTCGTCTTTGATTGAAGTGTCTACATCTGCTTCTCTTATGTCAACTTCGCCTTCGGGAAGTTCTAGTTCTATTTTTTCTGCTTCATTATTTTGCATGAGTCCTCCTCAAGATTGTTATGATAAAATTGCCTCGGGATCATCAATGGTTGCTAAAATTTCGTCATCATTCAAAAGTCGCATATCGCCACCCTCTATTTGAAAACGAGCTCCAGCATATCTACCGAAAATCACCCAATCACCTTTTTTGCACCAAGCTCCTTCAGGAAACTTGTGCGGGTCACTATAAGCATCTGGTCCCATTTCGACAACATAGCCAACCACCGTTGCAAGTCTTTCCTTGTCAACAGTTGCTTTAGCTAAATGTATACCGCCTTTGGTCACAGATGATTGTGTGAAAGGTAATATTAAAATACGATACCCCGTTGGACGTGGTAACGATTCCGCATGAGAGTCTAAGTTATCAGGAGTGATTATGGGCTCATCTGCTTGTGCTAAAGCAGCAGCTCCCCCACTACCGAAATTATTTACTCTATCAGGAACAGTTTTTGTTTCGACTTTATTCGTCATTTGCATCCTCCATATTAGAATGTAAAGTTTGAATTTCCTGTTCAGCGAAACTCAAACCTGCTATTTCACCAACTATCCTTTGGTATTGTTCAAAATCCTCAATACTTCCAGAAGCTAATGTTTGCGTGAGAGCTTCTTTTCTCTCACGATATTTACGAAGCAAATGCTCCGTAGCTAGGATATAGTCCATTTATTTAATCGATCTATACCAAAGAAGTCCTTTAGTCTGACCATAAGCAGCTTTTACTTTTGCCTTTTCAGGCTCATCTAAGCAATAACCTGCTTCTACAGACTGTGTTTTAGTATTGTCTTCAACACTAGGAAAACTAGGGGCTGCCTTTGTTTTCTTAGGTGAGGGAGAGCCATACTTTTTCATCTTGTCGTAATATTCACGCATTATTTTTCTCCGTTTTGGTTTCTACTATCCCTAACTGTTTTTACTAGTTCGGTGTAGTTCTTATCAGCGTCAGCTTTCGCTTTCAACTCTAATTCTTGTAGTTCTATAGCTGATTTAGTATCTTGTACTCGTGCATCAGCTTCTATTTTCTCACGTTTAACTTGTGCGTCTATTTCAGTTTTCATAGCAGCTAGTTGTGCGTCTCTTGCATCATCTTCTGCTTTTTGCATTAATTGTTCTTTTTCAAGTTGTAGCTGTTGCTGGAACATTTCCATTTGTGGGTTTTGTTGTGCTGCTGCCTGAGCTTGCGCCATTGCTTGTGCTTGACCTGTAACTTGTTGTGTTGCTTGTGCCGCCATCATAGCTATTTCGTTCATCATTTCAGGAGGCATAGGTTGATCTAGTGGTGGAAGCGGTTGTCCCATCGCTTGTTCTATTTGTTGTCTATACAACATTGACTGATGTTCTTGTATGTTTGCACCTATTGCTTGCATAGCAACAGGATTTTGTTGAACCATCGGATTTTGCATAAACGCACTATGTGATTGTATATACGCATCATGGTTCTGGAATGGGTACGCTTTTATGGGATTACCCGTCATAGCGGCTTGTTGTTCACTAATTGGGTCTCTTGGCGGTACTTCCTGTTCTGGGGGTAATAATGCGTCAATATCCTTAATATTTAACGCTATATACATTTTTCTGTAAGATTCTCTTAAATCATGTAATTCAGGTGCCGCTTGTGCCATTTGTAGTTGTGTTTGAGCTAAAGTTATTCTTTGCGTCATACTAAAAATATTAGGATCACTTACAGGAATAACATCTACTGAATTATCAAAATCTTGTTTAAATACGTTTTCTGACGCACCTTGTACTTGATACGGGTATTCGGCGGGTAAAAATTCACCAAATACTCTTTTTAGAATTTTAAACTCGCAACGTTGTGCGTAATGTAATCTTTTGTGGATTGCGGACATAACTCTTTGTCCTTTTTCCATTAACGCTACTGTTGTGCCTACAGGGGCTTCGGAATTACCGTCACCTGTTGGATTTTCTACTGTAGCCGCAAATCTTTTACCAGAATCAACTAAAGCTCCCAATAACGTAGTTAAAGTGCCGCTTGGCTCTTTATACGGTAAAGGAAGGAAAGCATCTTGCAATCTTCCGCCTGGAGCGTCAACATCACGCCATTCTCCTGGTTGTAACGGATCATCATGCTTTTGAATATTTAATCCACGTGATTTAAAGCCTGCTGGAAGGTTAGAAAGCGTTCCTGCGTCAATTAATTGACGTAAAATCGCTGTAACCGACTTAGTTAAGCCTCCCATCATGTGAATTAACCCAAAACCGTAAAAACCTAGTCCTGGAAGGAACTTATAATGCGTAAAATGTTCGATTTTCTTACGCATTGGGTCTTTTTCGTCATAATTTGGTCTAATTGCAAGAATTTTGTTGTTATCTTTGCAAATAGTTACAATATAAGGCAATGCTAACCCTGTTTCTTCGCCATTTTCGTCTGTATCTTGATATCCTTCTAAATCTAGGTCAACATGCATCTCTAAAAGCGTAAATTCTTCATCGTTTATGGTTCTAGTTAGTCCTTGTAACTCATCTAGTTTCTCATCAACGTCTGTTTGCTCTATTCCACTTCCTGGAGACGCCATGTTTATGTCTTTATAGAAACCAGAAAGCTGTAATTTGCGTAATTCGTTCTCGTTCATGTGAATTACGTGAGTAATTCTAGGAGAAGTTAATAAATCTACTGCGTAATAAGGGACAACTAAATCTTCTGACTTAACAAAACGTGCAACGGCACGTCCAACCGCAGGATCATAGTAAACTTTTTTAAATGCAGAACCAGATAAAGGTAAATAAAATAAAAGCTGATCCATTTCAGGATCGTATTCTTCCATTTTGTAAGTTATTTGATAATTCATGAAGTTTTTAACGCGATTTGCTTTTTCTAATTTAGCATCATCGGTCATTCCTAAAACTTCTGTGTCAACAGGTCCGCCTGCTGGTAACATTTCTTTGTATGCTTGTGCTTGGAATTGTGTTACGGCTTCTGCGAGTATCGGGTGATGAACTCCTGAAGCACCAACAAAAGGTTGTGACCTTGAATCAGAATTTATTCCTAATAAATCTAATCCTTCTGTGTAAGTTTGAAACCAATCGTTTCTAGAATCTAAATCATCTTCAAAAGAACCAACTAGTTCTGCGGCTATTGTATTTAATTCGTTGTCCTCTAAAGTTTCTGCTAAGTTTTCGCCAAACTTAGAAACCGTTTCTTCTGGCATATCACTGCCCCGAATAATAGAACCGTCTGGTTGAACAAAAAGTTCTGTTTCTTCTTCGGGTTGTTCCATAATTTCAAGCTCAATAGCTTCTTGATTATTAGGAACTGCAGAAATTGCTTGTTTTTCAATAGCCATATTGATAAATCATAGTATGATTTTGATTAATAATAAACCCTTTCTCCATCATAATACTCCTCTTCTTGAAAATAGTCACTGGTTAATTGTAAAAAACCTCCTTCTCTAAACCTTGCTAACGCTAAAGTTGTAGCATCAACGAGGTCATCATTCTCGCCTCCTGGAAAGTCAGAAACTTCTTCCATGAGTTCTTCACCGAACCTATTATCAGGAACCCAAACGCGTCCATCTTGAAAAATAGGTGATACAGAATTTAATCTTGCGATTTTATCTTGACCTTTTCCTGGACTAAAAGTGTTCACAGGAATACCTACCCTACGTAGTTCTTGTACTAAAGGTATACCACTAGCTTTAGCTTCAATGATTACTGTGTCGGGAGTCCAAAACTCATACAAACGTAATGCTTCTGCTTTTAATTCAGGAAAATCAAAACGTTCTTTTATACAATCTATTAAAATTAAATGTGCTTCGTTACCGTGATATATTTCTTCACCGATTTTTCCTTCAGGATAAAAAACACCCCAAGTTGTTATAGCTGTGTAGTCAGCTCTTTCTGATTTTAAAAACGCTGTATCGTAACTTTGAATAATATAATCACATTTAGGTGGTTTGTTTTCATCCCAAACTTTAAACCAATCTTTAGGTATAATCGAAATACCTTCCCCTGTTGGTCTTTGCATATATTGTGCCGCCCACTTAGACGGACTAACCGATGCTTTTATACTTTCAAGTTCTTTTAGTTTCCAAAATTCTTTCCAAAGGGGATTGCCGCTAGGAAGTATCGCAGGAAACTCTATGATCTCCCATTGATCAGAGTCTTTGTCTTGCGCCATCTTTCTAGTTAGTCTACCTGTTAAATCTTTTTTATTCCAACGGGTCATAACTATAACGATTGCACCTCCAGGTTGTAACCTTTGTCGAGGACCTGCCATAAACCATTCATAAGCTTCATCCATTGCTTTATCCGACATGGCGTCTTGCTCAGAATGTGGATCGTCAATAATAAACAAATCAGCTCCCCTACCCGCAAGGGCACCACCAATACCTGCTGCGTAATATTCGCCGCCTTTATTAGTTAACCATTTACCTGCAGAACGGCTATCTGCTTTTAGTTCTGTTTCAGGAAACAGTTCTCTATAGTCTTCGCCATCAATTAAATCCCTAACTTTTCTACCAAAGTTAACTGCTAAGTCGGCGGTGTGGGTTGCTTCTATAATTTTTAGTTTAGGGTTTTTACCTAATAGATATGCAGGAAATAGATGTGATGCAAACTCAGACTTTGTATGTCTAGGAGGCATGTTAATAATTAAACGTTTTAACTTACCTGTGGCTATATCATCAAAAGCTTTTGCCATTTTTACGTGATGATCGCCATTAATAAACTCTTTCCAAATAGATTGGACGAAATTCATAAAAGTGCTAGTTGACTTTTCTTGGAATTCACGTTTCTCTAATTCTTCTAATAAAACTGTAAACTCTTTAGCTTCAGCTTTGTCTAAATGAGAAAGGTCTATGTTTTTTAAAGCTTTTAGCTTCTCAGCGTTACTAGTCATTCAAAAAAGTTCTTATAAAATCGTCTAAATCATCGTAAGGTATTTCATCTACTATGTCTAAATTGCTTGGATCTAATGATATTACTGTTTCTGCTTCTCCTGTCATTTTTCTTGGAGGAAACTTCAAAGCATCATAACCTTGTCCTCTAAAAATATCCGCAGTTTCACTTGTTAAATTTGAAGGCGTCTTGTAAGTGCTTCCAGGACCTCCTCGTAACATGGCGTCTAATTGAAAATCTAGTTTTTTAGATCCGCCCCTACTAGGACGTCCTCGATACATTTCTATATCTTTTAAAACACTAAGCATATCGTCTGGCATGTTGTCAACGTCTAAAGTGTTTTTAAAATTAGGTTGTAAAACATACCCCGAACCTTTTTCAGAAAACATTTTAAATCTAGGGTCTGTGGGGTCCACTAAAGAATATATTCCTCCTGATGATGGGTATCTTTGTCCCATTCTTAATTTAGTTACGTCTTCAGGAAGTTTGAAGTTTTCAATTTTTTTAGTTTTACTGCCGTGAAATAACAAATCTTGTTTTGGTTGTAGGTTTAACTCTTGTTGTACCGCTTTAGGTGGTTCTTTAGGAGTTACTTTTGGTTCTAGATTGGGTGTAGCTTTTTCTTTAGCTACCATCTCATCTA